ACCGGCTCAGGCTCAGGGGCCGCAGGCCACGAATCCGCGACGAAGATCGCGTTCCCGCCGGCAACCAGATCCCGCCCCTCCCAGTCAGGGACCTCAAAGTCAGTCCACGCAGGAGGCCACACCCGGCCATCATGACGACCGCTCGACATGTTCGCCAGCATCTGGATAATCACACTGCCACGCTCCTGTGACGTTCGATGTAACCTGCCGCCGCCCGTAGCAGCGCGGGGTCATCCTGGAATAGACCCAGACCCTGATTACAGGGCCCGCACAGTAGGTCCCGCCATACACCGGTCTTATGGTCATGATCACGACTCAGCGCGGGCATTCGGCCACCGTCAGCCTTGAAGCCATCCTGGGGCTTTCGACCGCACAATGCGCACGCGCCACCCTGCTCAGCAAGCTTGGCCTCATATTCCTCGACCGTCATACCGACCCGCCGAAGCGCCGTCCTGCGGTATGGCCCTTGCCTGCGCCGCTCGTTCTGTTGTTCCTTACGTTCTGGGCGCGCATCCTGTTCGCGTTGAACCTGTCGCCACGCTTCGGTTTTGCGGTAGCACTTCGGTGAGCACGAGATCTGATTTTCCCTGATCGGCGTGTACTCCCGCCCACATTCGGTGTTCTCGCAGATCCTGGGTGCGAGCCCCGCCTTCGCGCGCAGACCACCCGAGTGATCCCGTACCTGCGCAACTAGCCACCCGCGACACTGTGTGCCGCACACCACCTGGGCAGGCTTCTTCTGCTGAAACTCCCGCCCACATGACGGGTTGATACACGTCCGCGTATAACGCGGATCGCTGAGGTTCCGACGGGCCATGGTAGCTCCTCTCTAGGAGGAGTCTACCACAGCACCGTCAGAGAAAACCCCAGCTCAGGGGACTAACTTGCTGCGCCCACGTACAACGAGATTGCGCCGGTCCTGTCCACAAGAGTGCCATCACCGCGCAAAATGGCCCTGAAGGTTACGAGGTCAGTACCGAAAGCAAAGTCATCACTCCTTTCAAAGCGTACCCCGCCGACGAGCCTGACAAAGTACTGGGAGAAGTCCCCGAAGGCGATGCATTTCGCGCCGGTTGCCTGCGCGGGCATGAACGGGTCGGCAACGAGCGGCTTGCCGAGTAGCAGGTCGGGGGACCCGAGTACCGCGGAGGGCTCCCAGATGGGGCGGCCGACTGTGTCGGTGATCTTCCTGAATCCGCCGATGGTCTTGTCAGCCGCGAGCCAGTAGCAGGAGCGGGACTGCCGGTATGGCGCGATGACGGAGTATTCCAGGTCGACGAGGTTCGCGTAGGAAGGTGCGCCGGAAACACCGGTCGTTGCGCCGGTGACACCGGTTGTCGCCCCGGCGATGAGCCCGCCGGAGATGTTGTTGGTGCCGTTGATGAGCGAGGAGCCGAACACGTTCCCGATCGCCCGGCCTGCCTGCATGGCGAGGTAGCCGAGCAGGTCGACGGCGGTGTCGTCGATCAGTTCGCGGGCGACCTGGAGCAGGACGCCGAACTTGATGGCGGACAGGGACTGCATGGAGAACGCCGGGTCGGACGTGGCGATGGCGAGACCCTGAGCTGCGGATGCGCCGGTCGAGTGGCCGGTCGTCTTCGGGACCTGGAGAGTTTCACCGCCGCCGGTGTTCAGGACGGTGGGCCCGCACTGCATCAAGCCCGAAACCTCGATGAGATGGGAAATGAGCTGGTCGTAGAAGTCCGTCGGGACGATCGTCGACGGGGTACCCGTGGTCAGCAGGGTCCGGTAGTTAATCGGGCCCTGTGCCTGACGCCGGATTTCCAGCGCCCGCTTGGAGCCTTCCTCGCCGCGGGCCCACTTGCGGATTTCCTCGGACATGTCCCGCTGCGCCGGAGTGCCCGCCGCACCTTCGCGGGGGCGGCCTTCGAGGTCGTTGAACGCTTCGTCGGCCTGCTTGGCGCGCTTCTGCGTTTCGAGCACGGCACCGATGCGCTGGTCCAGCGTGCGCATCTCTTCCTGCATGGCGTCCCACTTACCCTGCTCCTCCGGGGTAAAGGAACGGTTCTCGCCGGCTGCGTCCTCGGCGATCTTCTTCGCCTCATTCCAGACGTTCAGACGCTGATCGCGCAGCCTCTTAGCGATTTCACTAGCCATTGCCTGGCCTTTCCTTGTACGGACGGATCTGTTAAGAACCGGCTCCATCCGCACCTGGAAAGGTGGCTATGGCCGCGGTAACATTATTTAGTTATCGTTTGCCGCAGATGCGGCATTTACCGGTGAACAACGGGTTGAGGTGTCCGCAGGTGCGGCATTTCCACCCGCGCATCGTCTTACTCGGCGTCGACGTACGGGTCCTGGTTGTTGTCGAGGAGGTCGAGCATGGCGAGCGCCCCGGTGAGGGTCTTCTTCCGTGCCTGCTTGGCCTGCTTGTCCTGCCGGGAGGGGCCGATGTTGTCGGTGCGCTTGAAGAATTCCATCGCGCGGTTCTCGACTAGCCGTTCCCGTACTTCGTCGGGTTCGGCTTGCACCCAGTCGGACAGGGACCGTACCGCGCCGTCCAGCGCCCGCGCTGCCGCTGTCGCGTCCGGATATGCGGGGTCCAGGACGGGGGCGACGTCGACGAGCTGCACGGCGTGCAGGGTGCGCATCGGGTAGTTGTACTCCGACACGCCCCACTCGTCGCCGCCGGGGTACACGCGGAACGCGAAAGACGAGTGGCGGATGTCGCCGCGCTGCACGTATTCCAGGACGTCGGAGCGGGCGTTCGGGGGTTTCACGTCGTACATCAGCCCGGTTTCGTCGATGTTCATCCGCAGTGTCCCCGCGTGGATGGTGCCGAGCAGCATGTCGTCCTTGTGGTTGTACCGGCACACCACGTCGGTCCAGCCGTCCAGCTTCGACTCGTCGAACGCGTTCCGGTTGACCTGCTCCACGAACCCGCCCAGTTTCCGCGACAGCTTATCGAAACACGCCGCGTACCCCCAGATGTGCCGAGGGCCCATCGCGGTGTCCTCGCCGGGGTCGGCGCGCAGCTCCAGCGGGAACCGGGTGAACCGCCGCTCCGGGAACCTCGACGAGTCCGGTTCCATCCCGCCGAAAGCCCGCTGAGCCCCTGTGATGTTCACGCCGAACTTGCGGGCAGCGGTGAGGATCGCGGGCATGGCCTGCTTCCCGAACGGGTCGGTCGGGGCCTGCGACAGCGACCGGCGCACCGCCTCCGCATCGTGGATCGGGAAATGCCGCTTATTCCGCGGGGTGGTCCTCCCGCCCGGGTCGCGCAGGCCGCCGTCCTCAATGAAGGCGAATTGCGAATCAAGGAGGTTCGCGGTGTCCAGCTCAGCCATATCTCCTGTCCCTCTCTTATGTGCTACGCCGGTCAGGATTTCCTGGCGGGCCGGGCTTTCTTACTTGATGTTGCAGGCTTGGCCTTAGCCGCAGCCGAATCGCCTTCACCCTTCGAGCTGGGTAGATCCGGGTACCTGCGTTTAACCGCCGCCCGCACCTTCGCCTTCTCTTCGGGCGTGCCGTGCTGCTCCACCCGGGCTAGGGCATTAGCGCCATGCGCACGGTCCTGGACCGGGTAGGCGTCTGCTCCGCCGGGACCACCGCCGGGTAGCGCGTACGACCCAGCGGGGGCCTTCGTGTTCGGCGCGGGTTTGCCGGTCCGCGACGGGTGCGACATCCTGCGAGGCGGCATAACATTTCTCCTGATCAGTGACGACCGTTGCCGTTCGAGCTGGCCTTCGGCGGGATCCACGGGCCCACGAACTCGGGACCTAGCTGATCGTCGCGTTCGGCTTGCCTCACGGCGGCGACGATCTGCCCGAGAATCGGGTCGACGGTCCCGTCGCTGCGGACGGACAGCATGTCCTTGACGATCTGCTGGAGTACGTTCGGCGGCTTGAAACCGCCGCCCGTGTCGGTGTTGGCTCCGAGCGCGCCGGGCACGTCGACCGCGGGTGGGGCGTTACCCGCGCCCGCACCGACAGCCTGACCCGCGCCCGGCGGCAGCCCTGGCGGTTCGGCTCCTGCGGCGAGCGACTGGAGGTATTCGTATAGCAGCCGCTGTTCCAGGGTGACCTGCGGGAGCAGCGTGTTCGGGATTGCCCGGGTGGACCGGGACATCGCGATGATCGCTTCCAGCGGGATGTTGTCCGCGCCGGTTTCGTTGGGCAGCGGTTCCAGGTCCTCGGTTTCGCGCATCTCGTCGACCGACTTGAACCCGATCTCCCGCCACACGCGGTAGATGTCCGCGCGTTCCTTCAGGTCCGTTTTCAGTAGTGCATCGGAGTTGAACCGGCAGAACCGGTTCTGCGGGAGGATGCTGAAGAACGCCGTTTCCAGCCGCACCAGCCACGGGCGCAGCGCCTCAATGATCTGGATCGCCGCCTGCATGGTCGACGAGTAGGTGAGGCTGTCACCTTTCTTGCCGCCAACCCTGTCCGGGGGCAGGTTATAGACCGCGGCGATCATGGTCGCGTCGAGCTGGAGCGCTTCGATGAACTGTGCCTCGGACGGGGGAATAGTTACTGGGTGGTATTCCCAGTCCCGGCCGTAAACCAGGGGTTCGCGCCTGCGGATCGACGTGGTGAGCATCGACCGGATTTCCGCCGCCTGCGTCGGGTCTATCTCAATTTCAACATTTTTGAACGTGCCGGGGGGAAACCCGCCAGCGGCGAACCAGTCGGTGCCGTACTGCTGGGCTTCCAGGCCGTTCGCGATGGTCAGCGCGAACGCGCGCAGCGGCGAGATTCCCTCGGTGCGACCCGGGATCGCGAACGCCTTGATGTGGATGTATTCTTCCCGGTTCATCCGCCGCCCGTAGAAGTACACCTGCGACCGGAGCGGGTTGAACGGCTGGGACTGGTCGTCGGTGACGGTCACCATGTCCGGGGGCATCCACTGGATCTGCGTCGGGTACCCGTACCCGTCCCGCCCCAGGATGTATCCCCACGCGTTGCCGTGCAGCAGCAGCGACGTCAGGCACTCGTACAGCCAGTCCATCACGTTGGTGCCCGGGGCGGGATCGTCGAAGATCGACGGGCCGGTGTACTGGCGGGCCCGGCCAGAGGGGTCTTTGAGGTAGACCTTCAGGGGCAGCGACGCGATGTACTCGGCGATCAGCCGGACGCACGCGTACAGGGGGGCCAGCCGCAGCGCCCCGTCCGCGCCGTAGATCGTGCGGGACGGGCGGGCGGGGCCGCCGGCGCTGAACGGGAAGGAAGCACTGTCCCAGGGGCGCCAGGGCACGGCGCTAATGACCCTGGATTCGGAGCGGCTGGCCTGAACGCGGTCAACAAGACCCATTGCCAGCCTCCGTCTCATGCGCTACAGTGTTTCTTGCTGGGCTGCCCGAAAGGCTTCTAGAACCACAGGGTGGCCTGGTTCAGGCCCCCGCCTGTATAGGTACGCGCACATCCGGTCCGCCTTTACCGGCGGATGCCTGGAACGGGCGCGGCCCACCGTCACACGTGGGGGGGGCGCGAAGCGGGTGGGACGTACTAGTCACCGCCGCCCCGTAAGTGAGCTGGCTAGAAGCGACCCGGGGCAGGAGCGCGAGTAGTCAGCTCGGCGCGCTCTCCCACCTGTTAAGACCAGCGGGGTTTAAGATAAGCGACTCGGTCCAGTCGTGTTACGGCAGCCAAGGCAGCAACGGCCGCAATGGCCGCAGCCTATCCTGTTTCCCGTGGCGCAGCGGGCGTGACGGTGATGTGCGCACCTTGCCTGTACCCGTACCGGACAGCAACGCAGCAGAACACGATACCGCGCCACGATGCGCCGATCGTCCATCCGAATCCGAAGAACAACGCGGTGATCACGGTGACGAGGACCTGCCCGGCGCGTACCTGGTCGGCGTGCTCAGAGATCGCCTCGACCGGGACTGAAGCCAGGGGCCTGGTTGCCGTTGCCATGATCCTCCTACACGCGGAACTCGAATTTGCGACGCCAGATGGTGACCTGAACCGCACGTTTCGGCGGCCGAGGGTAAATCCAGAACATCGGATGGGCGTCCGGCGAGCCTTTCCAGGTCTCGAACTTGAACGGCCCGATGAGATACACCGTGTGCCAGGTGGAATCCGCGACTTGCGTTCTCATCAGAGCCCCTTGGCGTCCAGCCAGCGTCGGGCTTCCCGCGCGACCTGTTTGTTACCGCCGATGTGGTGCAGCAGCAGCCACCGGCTCAGAACTTGCGCGAACACCCAGTCCGGGTCG